AGTCCGGCATCATGCCGATGACTTCGAGCGAGCGGACGAAGGGGGATTCGCTGACGATTGCGCCAGTTGGGGGGACGTTGGCGCTGTAGACCACGGGAAAACTCCTACTTTGTTTCTATTTTGGCAGAGAATTGGGGGTCACCACTTCTCTCTGTTGGCCCAGTAGGCGGCAGACATTTTTCCTTTGGCGATATTTTTAGCGTGGCGAGCTTTGAAGGAGGCGCGGCGGGCCTTGTCCGAGGCGGATTCGCCGGTTTTGGCGGGGGAGCCGGAGACGCCTTGCTGGCCGAAACGGATGAGTTTTACGCTGCCGTTCTCCTTTGCGAGGACTACGTGCGATTTTTTGGGGTGGGAGGGGGTGCGTTTGGGCTTGTTGTAGCCCGAGAATTTTTCGCCCCGATATTCAATCATCGTCCGAGTCCTCTTCGATGTCGTCGTCGATGTCTACGAGGACTTCGACGCCGGTGAAGACGGTGCCCATGAAGCCGGCGAACACGGGGGATTCGCTGGGGGTTTTGAAGTCGAAGGTGACTTCGGTGCGGCCGGTTTCGGCGTCTACTTCGATGTAGGTGGGGCGGCCCGTGAAGGTGTGGATGGCCATCAGCCTTCGTAAGCTACGGCGATGTGGGGTGCGACGGTGGGAGTGCCCGAGCTGATCGAGGCGATGCGCATCCGGATTTTTGCGGCGGGTTTGTCGCTGATGAAGTAGACGTATTCGCCGTTCGAGTTGATGGTTTTGCTGGTGTCGATGGTGAACCAGCTGGTGCCGTCGAAGCTGCACTCCAGAGCGAGGGTGAAGTTGGCGTCGCCGGTTACGGTGGCGGCGAAGGTGTAGCTGTCGCTGTGGGCGTCTACTTCCATCCAGTCGTTTACGGCGGTTAGGGGGCCGCCTGTGTGCTCGACGAGGTGGGCGTAGTGTTCTAGGCCAGTGTTAGCTATGCGTCCCATGCCTATTTGCCTTTTTTGGGGGGTTTTTTGGCGGTTTTGGCCGAGGCTTTGAAGGCGGCGGCGGTGGGGGCGCCCTTGGTGCCAGGTTTGCGCATGGATTCGTTGCTGCCGGCGGCTATGCGCTTGCGTTTGGCGGCGATATTGCTGTAGAGGCCGGGTTTGGCCATTACTTTTTCCTCTTGGGGCGGGATTTGCCGGCTTCGCTGAGGGCGATGGCGATTGCTTGGGGGCGGCTGGTTACTTTTTTGCCCGAGCTGGATTTGAGGGTGCCGGCTTTGTATTCGGACATGACCTTTTCGGTCTTTTTGGCCGCTTTGGTGGGTTTTTGGGCCATGAAAATGCCGCCATTACCACACACGATAGTCGGTTGTGCGCATGGTTTCCGGCTTGGCGAGGTTGAATACTTGGAGGCACAGGTAGCCGAGGGCGTCGAATGCGTGATCCACGCCGAGATTTTTGTTGGGGAGGCCGGTGCCGGGGGCGTAGGTGAGGGTTCGAAGGGATTTTATTAATTCTTTACATCTCGGGTGGATGAAGAGGCGGCGGGTGCCGGAGGCGTCGAGGAGGGCGGTGTTGACGCAGGTGATTTTGTCGCGGATTTTCCAGGGGGAGCGGGGGCTGGAGACGGTGAAGCCGGATTTTTTGAGGATGGTGTGGTCGGTGGCTCCAACGCCGGAGGTTTTGCGGGAGCCGCCGGTGGGGTCGGGGCAGGCGATGATGCGGCGCTCCACGCCGAAGCGGCGTTGGACTTCTTCGCAGAGATCCCAGGTGGTGGCGCCGCCGGTCATGATGATTTCGTCGAATACCCAGAGGTCGGTGCCTTTTTTGACGGCGCAGACAGCGGACATGGGATCGATGTTGAAGTCCACGCCCAGTAGGAGGGGGACGATGGGTAGGTCTTGGACGATGGGGTCGATGTTCGAGTCGGAGAAGGAGATGGCGACGAGGCCGGAGAGGTTCTCGAAGCTGGCCTCGAATTCTTGGCGGAAGGTGCGAACGTCGAGTTGGCCTCGGGCGGCCTCGATTTCTTCGGGCGGGACGTTGTCGCCTTGGATGGTGGTGAATTGCCAGCGGGCCCAGTTGGGGTCGGTTTCTTCGCCGCAATAGCACCAGAGGTCGTAGAACCAGCTGGCGGTGCCGTCGGGGGTGGAGATGAAGAGGGCCCAGCCCTGTTTGTCGGCGAGGGCCGGGCGGATGACCTCGAACCAGACGTCCGACGACATGAAGGCGGCTTCGTCGAGGACTACGCCGGCGAGGCTTCGGCCGCGCAGGGCCATGGCGTTCTCGACGCCCTTGAGTTCGATGGTGGAGCCGTTGACGAGTTCGAGTTTGAGGTCGGTTTCGTTTTTGGACTTGATCCAGGCGCGGGGGACCAGCTTTTTGAGGGCCTTCCAGGCGATATCCTTCGCCATCCGGTAGGTCGGGGCGCAGTAGAAGAACGTTTCGCCGGGGCGTTCTATAGCTCCACGCAGAAGTTCGATGCAAGAGAGGTAGCTTTTGCCGAAGCGGCGGCCGGCAACTAGGACTCTGAAGCGTTTGCGGCTTGAAAACACCTCACCCTGGGCCCAGCGAAGCTGCAGTGAGGGGGCGGTGGTCATTTTTTAGGGGGGTACCTGCTTACAGTATCACAGGAATCGTACCCCTACCCCGTGGGTGTGTAACAGTAGAGAAAAACGGGATTTTGTCAGTAGGTTCCCTAGGCCCAGCTCCCGCACGCCAAAACACAAACCCTACCCCCTAGGCAAGGGGGAGGGAATGGGAATGATTATCAGTCTCGCCCGGGCTCAGCGCCCGAGCACGATCAGCCGGCATTCTGCGACGGATCCGCCGCGCTGCTCACACTTGGCCAGCACTCGGTTGTTGTCGTGGGCCAGGCCGACTAGGGCAAAGCCCAGCAGACAACCGCAGGCAATGGCAGCAAGGGGCTTGAGGAGATCGTTGTTCATGGGGGGACGTGGTGGGTCTGTTACTCTCATACATTAGCAACGGCAAGGGCCATCCGGTAGGGGCAGGCGGCCGTGTTGTTACACTTCGTAACGTGGTTCAAGCTGTACAGGATCCTGTACAGGAGCATGGGGGCAAAGACTAGACAATGGCTAGCCGGTCTCAGGGTTGGGATTGCTGAGACCGGGGGAAGCGAACGGCTATGTTTCGGTCACTGTGGAGACGCTCCATCCAACCAACGCGCCGGACGCCTGGCACTCCTCTAAGGTCTGCTGTGCTTTGCGCTGGGCCTCCACCAAACCAAAAGCGGTAAGAGGAGACGGGTTAAACGGTGAGAGCGTGCCATCCTGACGCCTTAACCAAACGTGGTACTTCATTTGTTCAGCTCCAAAAGTTACCTAGTTTGAACTCTGCGATCATGCTGGAAACAATCGACTGCGCGGCCTGTAGCCTAATAGGCTTCGGAAAGACCACATTCCAGCGGTCAGTCATTCCGCAAAACTCCAGGCGGTATTGTTTCGCAGCTGGGATCAAAACGTACCGATCGACGTAGGCAATGCCACGGTCGAGGTCAAACGTTCCAGCGCGGTAAAACTTGCCAAGCGTTAGCCAGGCCGGTTTGATCCAGGCTTCTACACTTTCAGCGTAGAGTTCTAGCTCACGGGCAGCGCAATCAAATTCAGGAGCAGACATGGGGGAAACCTTAGGGTGGGGTTACTGTGCAACAATAGCCGGAACGGGTCAGCCAGTCAAGAGCGCCAGCCCAACAGGCGGCAAACCCTAAGCCAACTTGAGTCAGTGATCCAGTCCGGCCTATGTACGCTGACACTGACGCCTAGGGCATCGTCACCGGCAAGGTCCCGCCAGAAGGGGCTGAGCCAGAAGTCTGCGCCGGGATCGAGGTTAAGCCAGCGTGGCGTCGCAAAAATCGTTGCGCCGTCACCTTCAGCCCAGCACCCTGCCAGCTTGTCGGTGAGATCCCGGAGATCCCATACGCTCTGCGCGTAGTCATCTTCCGGGGTGCCCTGCCAGCTAAGGTAGCCGCGCTCTGCGGCGTCCCCAATCTCTGCGGACTCTTCAGTGATAGTTTCGTAGGTTACCCGGAAGGTCCCCCTAGGTTCAGTTGTTCGGATGATTGCCATGGCGTGGTGTGCCGAAGAACTCCCCCATTGTGGGCCCCAGCCCAGCCCATCGCCTCCCTCTGATGTGTAACTTTACAAAGCGTCCCCGAGCTTGCCCTTCTCCCCATACAGTGTG